ATGTTCATGTAATAATTGATTAGTTAAAAATGAGAAAAAACCATCAATATATGAAGAATTATTGGGGTCCGATATTTTGCTATGAACAGTGATATTTTTATCAAAAGATGGTAAATTAAATAACTGTGTGTCTAAATAATTATATTTGCCAACTAAATATTTAAAAGGATCCAAAAGTGGAGCCATTTTAATAAAAATTTTTTGACTATTAATGATGTCATTGTCATCATCAATATTTTTTAATTTGGATAAAAATATATGTTGATGTTCATTATGTTTAATATCCTTAATATCAGAGATGGACCATTTATGATTTAAGTTAATAGAGTTAAAATTAGAATCATTTAATGAAAAAAATCTTTCATAAATGGGAATGTAATTTTGAACATCAGATAAATTAATGTTTTTGTTAGTTAGGAACTTGTTAAAAAGAGAGGTATTTTTGCGTTTTTGGTAGTTAACCGAAATAGTCATTAGCTAAATAAAATATAAATTAAATAAATATTTAACTAATTATTTTATCAATTATTTAATAAAATTATAAATTTGCTAAATAAAACTAAAATAAATTGCGTAAATAAAATGTTTTTATTTAGTATAATAATTATAATGAATTTGGAACTAAAAAGGTTTGATATGAAAAGTATTAGTTTTAAACCGAATGAGTCAAAAGGACCCGTTGTAGTTTTAATTGGTCGTCGTGATACTGGTAAATCGTTTTTAGTAAGAGATTTATTATATTATCATCAGGATATTCCAATTGGTACTGTAATTTCAGGAACAGAAGAGGGTAACGGTTTTTATGGCAAATTAGTGCCAAAATTGTTCATTCATAATGAATATAATACAGCTATCATTGAAAATATATTGAAGCGACAACGTGGTGTATTGAAGCAAATTAAAAAAGAAATGGAGCAATTTAATAGGTCTACTATTGATCCAAGAACATTTGTAATTTTAGATGATTGTTTGTATGATAATACATGGGCGCGTGATAAGATGATGCGATTACTTTTTATGAACGGTAGACATTGGAAGGTAATGTTACTTATCACAATGCAATATCCTTTAGGCATCCCTCCGACGCTCAGAACTAACATTGATTACGTCTTCATTTTGAGAGAACCATATATCGCAAATAGAAAGCGTATTTATGAAAACTATGCTGGTATGTTTCCAACATTGGAGTCCTTTTGCCAGGTGATGGATCAATGTACAGAAAATTATGAGTGTTTGGTAATAAATAACAACGCAAAGTCAAATAAACTACAAGACCAGGTGTTTTGGTATAAGGCAGATGCTCATAATGACTTCAGATTAGGGTCAAAAGAATTCTGGGAGCTATCAAAACAGTTAAATGATGACGACGAAGATGAACAATATGACCCAAATAATGTGAAGAAACGTGGTCAGGGACCAAAAATAGCGGTTAAAAAGAGCAAATGGTAATAAACCGCTTTTAAAATAAAAAAGCGGTTTTTTAAGTAATAATTACTTGCTTTTAAAATCTTGATTCTAAATATAAAAGCAATAAACCTACTTAAAAACAAGTTATAGTATTTAATTATAATAATGGAAACTATTGATATTGTCAGTTTAATTGAAAGCAATCCTATTACAAAGCTTTCAAATGATTATAATATTAAATTATTGTGTAAAATTAAAGATAATTTTTCGGATATGGAACAACAATTATTTTTATCTAGTATTTATTGTTATTTAAATTATCATCCAACAAATGATTTTGTTATTGATCTAGATAAAATTTGGGAATGGTTAGGTTTCAGTGTAAAAGTAAAAGCAAAGTCTCTATTAGAAAAACATTTTAAGTATAATATTGACTATATAAACTTGCTTAACGCTATCGCACAGCAAGATTTTCAGAGCAAAAAACATGGTGGACATAATAAAGAAGTTATTATGTTAAATATTACAACATTTAAATTATTTTGTCTTTTAGCAGACACTAAAAAAGCAAAAGAAATCCACTATTATTTTATTAAGTTAGAAAATTTGTTACATGAAGTTTTGGAAGAAGAATCAAATGAATTAAAACAACAATTATTGAAAAAAGAAAATATTATCTTAGAAAAGGAAAAAGAAGTAGAAAAAGTAATTATTAAACAATTCCCATTAAATACAGAATGTATATATTTTGGAACAATTGATAATACAAATGATTCAAATGAAAAATTAATAAAATTTGGACATACAAATGATCTTTCAACAAGAGTTCTTGACCATCATAAAAAATATACTAATTTTCAATTAGTATCGGCTTTTAGAGTTCAAAATAAAGTAGAAATAGAAAATCTAATCAAATCACATCCAAAAATAAAAAAACAAATAAGAACTATCCAAGTTAACGAAAAAAATAAAACAGAAATTATATCATATAATGAAACAACTTTTACTATTGATAAATTAAATTATTATATTAAAGAAATAATAAATTCCAAAACATATAGTATAGATAATTTCAATAAATTATTAAAACAAAATGAAGAATTGTTAAATGAAAATAATGAATTAAAAAATCAATTAAAAAATAATAATGAAACAATTTTAAAACAAACGCTAGAAATAAATGAATTAAATGATAAATTAAAATTACAAGAGAACACATTACAATTATTTGAATCCGAAAATCAATCAGTTTATCAAAATCCTCTAATAGAAGAAAACGAATATACTAACAAATTCAATGAATTTATAGATACAATGTGTATTGTTCGTTCAGACGTTGAAGAATCCTGTGTAAATATGGAAGGTCAATATCGTATATGGAGTAAAATAAAACCCAAAAAAGAAATATTTCATGCGTTCAAAACATATTTAGATATTAGATTTAAACCGAGTAGGCTTTCTAATCAAAATAAAGACCAAGTTGTAAATGGTTATATTGGAGTAAAGTTAAAATCAATTGAATATAAGAAAAAATGTGTAAATAATGATGTAGAAACATTTTTATTCCAAGTATGTAAATTTTCTCCATGCGGAAAGATTTTAAACTCTACTTTACTGGATGAATATCAAAGATGGAAAAAAAGTTTAAATAAAGAATACTCAAACCGTGAATTTGATATGAAGGAATTAAAAGATTATTTAAATTCATGTGAATATGTATTAAAAGCTACAGTTTGGACTGATAAAGGTTCAAATGAAGGCTATTATGGAATATCATTAAAAGTAGATGAATATAAACATAAAATTACTTCATCAACCGGTAAAAAAGTAGAAAAAATAGAAGTAAAAACAGGTCAAATTTTAGGAACATGGGAAACAATAGCAAAAGCAGCAGAAGCAGAAAATATTTCAGCAGCAAAGATGTCAAGAAGTGTAAAAAATAAAATAATCTATAATAATGATTATTATTATATAACGAAAATTACTTAAATTTTTAGCTATAATTATAATAATAATGAGGCTTTTACATTATTTAACAGTTCCGCTTTTACTAAGTAGTAAAAGTATTTTAACTGATAATAAGAGGTTATCAAGTCTTGGAAAAAGATTGGTTCCAATAATGAAAAAAGATAGTTTAAAAAACTCGCCATTATATGTGCCAAAGACTTATAATCAAAAAGAATATGTAAAAGCTTTGAATTCTAAAGAAGATTGTATAACAGTTGTTATGGGACCAGCAGGAACTGGAAAAACACTAATGGCATGTAATAGCGCAGTAAATTATTTAAAAGAAAATAAAATAGACAAGATAATAATTACAAGACCAGTTGTTCCTGTTGAAGAAGAAATCGGGTTTTTACCCGGTTCCCTAATAAAAAAGATGGATCCATGGACGAGGCCAATATTTGATATTTTTGAAGAATATTTTTCAAAGACGCAAGTGGCAAGTATGGTTCAAAATGGACAAATAGAAATATCGCCATTAGGATTTATGAGAGGACGCACATTTAAAAATGCGTTTATAATAGCAGACGAGATGCAAAATAGTAGTCCAAATCAGATGTATATGTTATTAACAAGGATAGGAACAAATAGTAGAATGGTAATAACAGGTGATTTAGAGCAAAGCGATAAATTAGAGAATAATGGATTAAAAAATTTGATAGAAAAAATACAGTTATATAATAAAAATCAAAGACTAGAAAATATAAGATTAATAGAATTGAATGATAGTGACATACAAAGAAGTGAATTGGTAGAAAGTGTAATAAATCTTTATAAGTATAAACCGTTTGAAGATAATATAAAAAACGAAACAAAATATGTATTAAAAAGACCAGTCTATATAGACCCTGATAAATTTTATTCAGATGCTGCTTTAATTCCAAAAAAAGATTATAAAGAATTTCCAAATAAATAATTTCTTATTTTGTTAATAAATTTTTACATAATTTAGAGGCAATCCAAGTTCCGAATATTAGCCACATATTAGTAATAATATTTCCTCCATTAAATATAACCCATCTTAGACCAGAACAATAAGGGGTTAAAATAATAAAAGGAGATATTAAAAATCCAATAATGGTTGATGGTGTACAAAATTTATGATATAGTATTCCAGAAAAGTAATGGATAATAATCCATAATAAATAAATACCGATAATTTCTAATGCGAATTGAATATATTTTATAAGCTTGCTAAAAACCATAATTTTCTTACTTCGTTGTAAAATTTAATTCTGATAAGAAAATAAATAATAAAATCAATTTTATTATTTATTCTTACTTTGTTGTAAGACAATATAAAAATTGTTATTATTGTAGATAATATAAATTATATTATTTACAACCACTTAAATAAAGAACATTTGTCACATTTATAAAAGTTTTTACCTTTATTAGGGCCATCTTTTTTAACATTTAATATTTTAACAGATAAATCACATCTTTCACAATTAGTAATTGTTTTTTTATAACAATTAGCGCAATTTTTTTTCCATTGTTGTTGTTGTGAAACTTTAAAATCAGTATTACAAATTTCACAGACTTTATCAATGATATTCTCATTTTCTTTTTCGTTTTGTTTATTTAGTTTGTAACAATCTGAACATCGTGTTTTATATGTTTCGTTAAACATTATATATGATTGACAATCAATACATTTTTTAACAGTTTTTATACAATGGTTACAAAATGGATCTTTGGAATTTTTACTAGTACAAAATTTTGTAGAACATTTTAAACAATTAATAGATTTATATTTCTTATTACATTCTAAACATAGATCATTATTTTTTTTTCTTGTTTCTAAATTACATCTAGAACAATTAATTATTTTAATTTTATTTAAAATTTCATTCATAACCCTTTTTTGTTTTATTTTAAATTCAGTTAAAACACAAGAACATATACCATATATTCCTTTTGAACTCTGCGAGAATGTTTTTGTTGTTTCACATCTATAACAATTGTTATTTGTAATATATGAATTATCTTTTATACTGGTATCTTTTTTTTTATTTTTTTGATTATTAGTTTTATTTGTCGCTGTAATCATTTTTTTGGATAATCTTTGTTGTTCTTTATAACCTTCAGGCCATCCATTTTTTTTCTCTTCTTTTCTATCTCTTTCAGCTTTTTTCATTAATGTATAATTTTCATCATTTTCACTAACAACTTTATGTCTATCATTACATACGCTACCAACATTAAAAACAGTTCCTGATAAATTATTTTGAAATTCAAAAACATTTTCAATGTGTTGGCTACATATACAATTATTATCACCAGAATATTTATAACTAATACAAGTAAAATCAGAGTTTTCAGAGGTTCCATGATAGATTAATTCATTAAAAGCAATTTTAAGTTGTAGAAAACTATTTAATTGTAATATATATTTTTTAGGATATGTTAGTAATAATAAGAATACAAATTTATCAGGTTTTTCAGGTTTACAATTATAATGTTTAATCATATATTTTTCCAATTCAATCCAATAAAATTGATAATTATAGCTATTAGTAAATGATCTTATTTGAAAATCTTTTTCTTCCATGCATTTAATTATAAGTGATTTAAGTTCGTTATTCCATTCTAATTTAGTAACAGTTGTCCATTTATTTTCATAAGATGAATCCGCAACAGCAAACATTGTTATAATTATTTTTCTTATTTTTTAAGAAATAATTATAAATTTCAATTTTTTAATAAATTAGTTTTACAAGAAGGTAAAAAATTTAATTACCGAGTATTAGTTATTTTTGATTAGCAAAAGGTCCAGATTTTAATTGAGACATGCCATAGTCAGTTTTGCCAGTAACAATATTTTCACTTTCAAACAATTCTGAACGAATATCAGCAACAGAAATGTTTTCAGGATCTTTAGAA